AGCTGCTATCCAATAATTAAAGTGGCAAATCAAACCAAAGAGTTTTAGCTGCTATGGTAAGGGAGATTAATTTAATTAAATGCAGAAAGCAAGGAGAATAAAATACAAAGGAAAAAGAAAAGAACTATACAAGATTAAGAAAAAGAAAATATGGTTAGTTGGTTACTGCTTAAATTCGCTATAATCAACTGAACTATCGCGTGAAATATTGGAAGGTTTCGCAACAGTGGAGCTTGACACAACAGGAATATGGCCACCTTCGCTACGCAAAGATAAGCCATGGGGTCCACGTGGAGTCATACTCTTAGATAATTTATCAATCAATGTAGATTGTGTAACAGTAACATCACTAAATACATTGTCAACGGCACCAGTTTTCATTACTGATTCCAAAGACATTGATGTTGTGGTAGCCAATGATGGAACATCATCATCTTCACCAACAACATCAACACCTGAATTACCTTCACCATGATACATAACTTCAACAACAACATCAATTGCAACGGTGGTTTTGAAATAGATAACTGAGTGCACAATAGCAACTGCAGTGGCAAAACCAAGCATTGTAGCTGATAATAAATTATAATCAGAAAGATCAGATGGGGTGAAAACTACTTGAACACCAAGGTTTGCACCAAAACTGGGTTCTAATTGTGATTCACCAGTCGTTGCTCCAACAATAAGTCCAGCAATATTGTCCTTAGAGTCGAAGATATTCCCACCATAAATAACTGGTGGAGCGTTAGTTGCAGCATTTAAAGCACGTAAACGAATGCCACCACTAACCATTCGAGCTGTCTGATAACGTGTATTTAAATTAGTAACGTTATTAGCATTCAATGTGGTAACAGTAGCAGCATTCCACGACGACGCAGAATTGGTGGTTGAAAAATACGTTACAATAGATGATGCTGAAGGATCAGTAACAAATAAGGTATACGTATTAGCAGCCAAGGAAACAACTGTACGCCTAAAAGCCGTAAAACGACTTAAAGGCAACATAGTTCCCATACCAACTAATGGGGGTGGAATGTGAAATGGATCACGCATGGCCAAGGCATATTGTTTAATAGGCATGGACGTTTGTGGAACATTTCTTCGTTTAGTATTCAAAACTACATCCATAGTTTTATTCTTAGTTTGTAAAGAAATTTCTTTCTTCTTTGCACGTTTGCGTTGACGCTTACGACGTCTTCGCGCTCTCTGTGCAGGAGTAGCCATTCTGGTAGTATTCGATCTTTATTAAGGGAAAAGATAAAGAAACATAGTTTCAAAACGGGTGTCCAAGACCACCCAGAAAACCCAAAAACCGTGCTAGCCATTAGTGCTTGAAAATACAGGTTTCCCTATATTTACAATCACCAGCAGCAAATAATTTACACGGCCCCAAACTGTGTGGTTTGGGCCTCTCCTTTGTTTTATCCGGAGGTTTTACCTTGGCAGCCAACTTAGGTCCCACTAAGTTATCATTGATTACCATAGGTTTTATAGCATTGTGTTTGACTTCTGTTTCATCACAGAGTGGTGGTTTTAACAACAAACTACCATCTGCGCGGACAGAATCACACCAACGTTTAAACTTACCCATGTCGAAATTAGGCAATTGGTGGTTGATGACATCTAACATCCAGTCTCCATATACATTAGGATACTGAACATTGGTTTCACCAGGAGCAGCTACAACGGCGTGCGCATAAGCAACACCACGTAGTGGCAAACTACCAATTTCTTTATTTTTCAACATTGGGAAAAGTTCATGAACCAATTTAGAAATATCACCTATAATCGGTGTATGTAAATCAGTGTAGCCATAAGCCACAGCCTTTTCACATAATTTCAAAATTGGAGTAACATTTGGTGCTAAAACTGTCGTTACATGATACTTGGTCAACTGACGGTTTACATCACACATACTATTCAAAGAACCGAACCAAACTTCTGGTGAATATATTCTGGCAAGAAAGTTAACTCCTGGGCTACCGCGTTTGTACAGATCAAGTTCCAACACTTGTCCGACACTTTCAGCAACCTTGGCATAAACTATAGGATCAACATCAGCTGTCAATCCATCATCACCACCATATATACCTAGTTCGTCCCAGGCTTCTTGAGGACTCAAAAACACTCCAGCCTTCTTAGTTTTCCTCTTAGCAACATACCCAGTAAAAGCGTTGTCCATTGAATTAAAATCGGCAGTTTCAGGACTACCAGAACAACGTGTAGTACCAGTTTCATACTTGACACCAAATTTTGTATAACCTCTTTGATTTTGTTGAGAGGCGGCTAATTCAGCCAGTTCACGCTGGAATTCTGGTTTGAAAAAGCGCATGAGGGCCATGTGCTCCAACAATCTCAATGCGGGAGCAACACGTCCATCCATACGTGAAAAATCAGTCACAAACACTTCAATTGCACGCAGACAAATTAAGGCAACTCGTTCGGCAACTTCATAAGGAGTTTTGCCAAACGCATACCATTTTGTCAAACGTAACAATTTTGTAAAAGAATAAGTATATCGTGAATAATTTAATTTATTGGTACCAGGTATTGTGCTAATAATACGAGGAGAGGTGACTTTGGAATAAGCTTCAGATTTCTGAAAGCTCTTAATGGGTTCTTTGACAACGGCTTTGGACAACATCGCGGCACCATTTAATATAGCGCGTTGAGATGGCCTAGCCTGTTTATCAAATACATCATCAAAATCTTCCGGAACTCCAGTTCCAGCTACAGAGTCAGGGATGAGAAATGACAAAAATTCTGCCATATATTTAATCAATTCAGGAGTAGCTTCCGTAGTATTCTTAACCGCAGTTATTCTTCCTTGAATTGCTTCAATATCATTTGACTTACATAGATCTGGTGCAAAGCACCCCAATTTAAAAGGACTCATGAATGGCACTAAGGATGGTTTAGATTCTGGGTCATAACCATCTTCCAAATATTGGAATTTATAAACGGACTCATCTAAAGGATAGACCACATCATTAAGTGGGCTATCTTTCAGGCGATGAAATTCAGTTAAAATAACGGCGTCTTGCTGGGGAACATCTTCAATAGCTGTTTTAATTTGAGCTACTGTCAATGCAGTTTTTCCAATTCTTGACATGCCAGCAATTGTATCATCA